GAGAATGCGGGCGGTGCCGGTGGCGGGCTCGGTGGGGTCGGCTCGATCGCCGGCATCCCAATTTTTGGACTTGTGGCGGTGATCGGCGGATACTTCATCTTCATGGGACTAGACAGATGACTAGACAGATGACCGCAACACAACCAGATTCCGAGGGTCTGACTCGCCGGGGGTAATGCGACGGACCGCGATCGGGATCGGGGCGACGGGAACACTCGGTGGTGTCGCCTCGACAAGCGCGGCGGCGGTTAGTCTCGGAGATAACGACCGGATTCTCTCAAAAGCCGGTTTCTTGGTTTCTCCGGTTCTCTGGGGGTGAAACAGATATACGACCGGGTGACTGACCCCGCGACCGGCGAAGACGTGAACGATCAGTTGGACGCACTCAACGCCGGGAAGCCCACACCTCAGTGTATGCGGACGTGCTAGAGATGCAATCGGTCGATGACCGTGTGATCACGTCGATCACTAACGTCATTTCTGGACTAGATCGAACCGCGTATCAGGCGGGGATCGAGGTGGCGATTGAGCGGATGGACGTAGGGGATTCTCAGGCCGATGTTGAAACGAACGCCGTTGATGCGGCCATGGAGAAGGTTTCAACGACGCAAAAGAACCTGATCGACCACTACACGATTCAAGCCTCTAAAATGCGTAGATTGGGGGTTGCAATAGAAAGCAATGCCAATTTATCAACTACCATTATGGAGTGGGACCGTGAAGACGGAACAGTAGCAGACCACTACATTTGGAACACAAGAAAAAATTCGTTCGAGACCCTAGCAAACGGAAGCTCATACTCGTATATATATCTCTGCCAGCCGATAACGGTGGCACTAGTGATATAGATATCCGAATCACATCCGGAGCGCAACCGGCTTACGGGATTCTGATGTTGGACCCACCGGGAACTGGCTCGGAAATTGTCGCTTGGGATCCTGCGATGTGGAAAAGTATCTGGGATAAGACGACCTCGATCGCCTCGACAGTGGAGTCTGAGGATCTTATCTTGGATTTCGACCGTCTATCCCGAATACCAATCGGGAGACGTGGACCTAAACCAACTCGTCACAGCGGCGGATCAGTTAGCCGCGACTGCGAGCGAGCAAAACGACTTATCGAATGTCACGGCGGATTTCGCCCGGCTCGGAATCCCCGATCAACAATCGAACGAAACTAACTATCGAAATTGTCGCCGGGGAGAACTCGGGGACGATCATCGATGAAAACCTCGCGGTCAGGAATCCGCCGACTGACGGGTTCATTGTGGACGACACCTATGACCCATCGACTATCGGGGGCCCCTGGTTGATGTACGACCGAACCACGGACTCAGGGGAGAGACAGAAGGGGACGTGTATCAACTTGAAAGCCAGTTCAAGGTGATCGACGCGGAAGGGTACGACGGCGAGCCGGTGAGTAATGTCACCTTCGAGGAGAAGACGACAGAACGGTATTCGACCGATATTCAAGAGCTGAATACTCAACTCGACAAACTCGCGGAGTACCAGCAGGAGATCCAAGAAGATCGAGACGCGCTGATCGAAGAGGAAGCCACCGGTGGGGGCTGGGGCCGGCTACTTCGGCGACGGTGCGAGCGCCGGCGCGATCGCCGCCGTTCTCGGCGTTGTCGGAATCGCGTACGCGCTCTTCGGACAGGAGGGTAGCTGAAGATGGTCAACCCGTTCGCGCCGTATCTGTCGATCATCAACTTCGCACTAGAGCCGATCCTCAAAATCGGCTTCGCGATCGTCGTCGCCAGGATCGTCATGGTCGCGCTCGGCTACGACCCCCGATCGGGCTCGCCGTGGGTTGGGTCGAGCAGACGGTCCGGTCGTTCATTCCGGGGATCTGAGATGCGCCGGATCCTGATTTTTTGTGTTGCGGTGAGTCTCGCGGCCGCTTGTTTTTGCGGTTGGAGGGGCCGCCGCGCAGGACGCCAACGACAGCAGCGACTCCGGGATCGAAACGAACACGTCCGTCGACGTTGACGAGCCTGAGACCTACGCGCAAGAAATCGACGAGGATACGCGACTCGTTGAATGGGAATACGACGAGGACCGCGAGGGTTTCATACTCGTTTTGAAACCGATTCGGGACGACGATGACACTCACCGAAGCCGTGCAGTTTGACGAGGGAGCCGGCGGCGGCCGGATCTATCAGCAGCGACTCCCGGCCGGGATGACCGAGATATTCGTTAGTGTTCCAACGCGCGCAGGGCAGGCAGCATTGACGATGACAACGCCGGGCTCGATCGCCAACAACAGATACAGCTACGTGTCTACAGAGTCACAGTTCGGCGGCGAGCCGATCAGTTTACGGCCGCGTTCAACTGTTGGTAATTTTGACCGGGCTCTGTGTGTCAGGTGCGACGGTCGGCATCATGCGCAACCGGCGAGACAACGACGATAAGCAATACAAGAGGGTGCTATGAGCTTCATTCAGTCACTCAAAGACAAATCGAATCTGATAGTCGGCGGCGGATTGATTTACATAGCGATCGCGGAGTACAGCAGCGAGGTTCCATATCCGTGGGAGGTTCCCGGCGCGGGTGTCGTCCTCACGGCCGGATTCGCGGCGCTTGTGTTTGGGTATCTCGGCGCTGGCAAGCTCGATGAGTTTCTACCCGACGAGAACGGAATTTTCCTGATTGCCTTTCAGGCGAGCGATGATACCGGCGGCGCAATCTGGGAGATTACCGAAGACCAATTCGACGCGATGGAGGTTCACTCAGGCACGCTGTTCGAATGGCCGACCGCGAAACGAGTCTACGAAGTCAAGGAGTACCGACCCGGAAAACGTAGCAGTCGCCAACTGGCGGGAGTCAATCGCCGGGTCACAACTCGCTGGCGATTGTCTGGTGGCCGACGCGATCGACCACATCGAAGAAATCCGAACCGTGTTAGAGCCCGAAGCTCAGAAAAGCCGACGGCTTCAGCGACGGATTCGGTCGATCATCCGCAAGCTCGATCGGCGGCGCATGGAAGACCAGCAAGAGATTCTAGATCCAACGACCACACCGAGTTTCGGAAAGTCAGGTGCAACGGTATCCGAAGTTGTGGCCGAAGAAGTCCCCGAGGATCTGAAACCACAGTCGATGAAAGCAGACAGCGACCCGACGAACGGACACGACGAAAACGATACTCTCGGCTTCGACCTGCTCGATGACAGCGAAGCCCTGCAACCAGACCAATGAGCGACAAAACCGGAGCATACGCGGCGGCCGAATTGGGAAGTAAATTGCGCGGCGAAGATCCCGGCGAACTTGTGCGATCGTTCGCGGGGCTGGTCGACGACAAGCGAACGCTGCGACTGCTGAACTACTACGACGGATTGCTACCGCCGGGGAAGTCGATAGAGGAGACGCCGATCGGTCGGCTCATAATCAGCAATGCTGCAACCGAGACGATGGATGAGGCAGTTCGACACGGCTCAGTGAGTCAGATGAAAAGCGCGACAGGGCTCACAGGCAACGATAAAGACGGTCAAGATCTGTACGCGAGAGCCGCGAAAGAACTCGGACACGAGGGATCTATTGGAATCGTGTTTGGGAGTCCCGGCGCTGGCAAGACTGCAACCACGATCGACATTGCTCAGTCGTGGCGCGTTCGAACCGGCGGGACGATTATAGGAAACACGACGTGGGAAGGATTCGATTATCAAATCCATTCCGACGTTGATATGCTCGAAACTATGGCTTCGATAGACGGGCCTGTGTTGGCCTTGCTAGATGAGATTGCCCAAGAGTTGTCAGGCTTCGGTTCAGGCAACAAAGCCGCTGAGAAGTTCTCTGATCGCTCGCTGTTCATCAGGAAGATGGAAGAACAACACGGGCAATACCCGAAGCGCGGAAGTATGCTGCTCGTCGGTCACACGAGAAACAAGACCGCAAAAGCATCCGTCGGGTTGCATCGTTCGGTATCGACAAGCCAAGTCGGTCAGATCCGGGGCGCGCGACGTTTTGGAAACTCCCGGTGGCAAAGACAAGTGGACCGAGGCGGGCGACTACAAAGGATTGACAGACACGGCCGAAAATATATGCAGAACACGAGGCGAGCGCGTTCGAAATCATCATGGACGACGACGATGACGACGACGGGCTCGACGCTGAGTCAGTAGCGAAAAACACCGAGATTCGGACCGCAATCAAGCAGGCTCAATCCGGTATGCCGTACAAAGAGATTGCGAGTGGGCTATCATATTCGTCGGATTGGGTCGGCAAAGTGTACAGAAGTTGAGAGATGAAAACCGCCATACGGAAATCGTACCGAAGCAAAACCCTCCGGCTGATGAATAATACTATGACGGACACACCCCCGGTCATACCTTATTTTATACGCGGGCGATTCGCGGGGGTGTCGCGGGTCCGGGGGTGGGCGTCGAACCGGGTGGTCGACTCGATATTGAAATTTTGAATAGCAGCTGCAAAACTCAACCGCAACCCAAACGGAAATCGCCATGAGCTATGATCCGTCGATCGTCGGAAGGTACGGAAATTTAGTTGAGATATGGGCGGCCGGGAAGTATCAATCGAGCGAGATTATCCAGTCGTGGACGGATTGAAGTTTGATGCAACCGACGATCGGGACGGCCGGCCGTGGGATGTGAAAGGTTCGATGACGAACGGAGTTCGACCGACGTTCAAATTTTGGATGGACCAACACGACACGTTATCTGAACATGATGGTGGCTATGTACTGGTTTGGTATCGCGCTTCGGGAACAGAAATTAGAGTCGTAGCGAGTCGAACCGTTCGGGCTCGTGATCTAGAAATCACCAACTGGACCAATCCCGGCGACACTCACTCATCACAGAAGCCAGTAAAAAAGCGCAAATACCGGCTGACCAACTACGGCCATAAGGATCAACAGAAAAACAGGGAGTAGTTGGACGGTGGCTATTCTGATTCGGTGTGTAGTGTTGCTGGGAGTTGTTGGCCTCGTCTCCACTTGTCGGGTTTAGGTCCGGGGACAGGATCGCGTTTTATCCATCCCATTTCTTCCATCCATCGTATGCAGTAAGTCGGCGGCGGTTCTATCCGACACACTTTCCGGCTTCGTCAAATCGGCTTTACCTACGACTCCACCTTTCAGTATCAGTGAGAGGATCCGATTCCAACAGCGGTCGCGGGCAGTTTGCTTTGCCATAGCGTTGTATATATCTTCAATGCTAATAATAGCTTTGAATATATGTTCATGGATAGTTTGGCTGGTATGGGCTCTCTCTGTTTCGTCTGTTAGGTTTGCGGTGTGGCTGTGGGGGTGGGGGCTAAAATTTTTGCGCGGAGCGGGGGTAGTATTTTGTTCTTGTCCCTTTAGGGACACCTCTAGGGGAACCCGACGGCGGCCGTCAGGTTCCCCTCGGGGGGCCGTGTCGGGCTCGGGCTCGATCACGACGGACGGCCGCTCGAAAACAAGTAGACTTGTGGTTCACAGCTGGTTGAACGCAACTGAACTTGTACTAAAAGGGTTGGTTGATAGCGTTGCCACTCGTTAGACGGGCTCTACGTGTCGATTCGCAGGCCGATGGAACCGGACAGTTTAGCGTTTCTGGTCCGGTTGAGGTACGACATATCGGGGTACTTGTCGTACGTTACGACGGCAGTGAACGAACCGCCCATATATCGGCTCGTATCCTTACCGGCGGCCTCCCACCGATCTAGTCCCCTCTGAGTATCTGTCTGATTTCGGCGCGGGCTTCGAGAGGTCGTCTATATCCATCTTGCCGAAATCAATTTCTACGTATTCCCCGGCGCTGAGGTCTACATCCCAGTTTGCAGCCCATGCGACTAGTGCGCTGGTCGCTTCATCCACACCGCGTCGGGATGCTTGGATGGCTTTCGCTCCGGCTTCGACGGCCCTTCTCGTGGACTCCTTCGCTTCCTTAACGGCGTCGTGGACTAGATCGGCAATGTGGTTAGATCGAAGCGAAACACGGCCGTACTCCTTCTCGACCATATCACCGAGTCGGTCCAAAGCACGTCTTACTGAATCGACGTGTCGGCCGGTAGTGTCGGCAATATCGCCGGACGATAACGTCCCTCCGTCGTCTCACACGAGGGGCCTGTAGGGACTCCCATTCGACGGGCGAAAAGCCACCGTCTGCGAGGTGGTGGCGGATTACTATGGACTCCTGCTCTTGGCGTATTTCGGTCAAGTCAAGAGAAATAATGTGGTCGTCGGGATACTGCACGTCGTCGGCCTGAAAATAGTCGTCCTCGCGGAAGGGGCCGGAACCATCGCCGTCCTGAAGTGCGAGCGAGCTCGGAATCATTGAGGATTGAATGAAGTGTCTGGTCTAACTCATAGATGAGTTCATCGAGCTCGTCAAGGCCGACCTTTCCATCCCACTTCGACTTTTGGTAGGGACACACCGAGTTTCGGGTGACGTAGTGGGTTCGACTTCGGAAGGGACAGGGCTTCACGGGCGTAGTAGTGCTTAATCTCCTTTCGGGAGTTCGTGAGCCGGGAACGTTTCGCTGATTCGTCGGGGGCCGAGAGTGACGGTGTGGTAGTATCCGGGCAGATTGCGGCCCTGTTCGTCGTCGTCGTTCTGAACGAGCTTGCGGAACCCCTGTCGGTCGTTTTCGAGTAGGTGAGCTAATCCGGCGATTGGACCGGCGCGGCCGTGGATCGGGCCGGATCGGTTCTCATGGATACGGACGTATCGCTCGGCGTCAATCAGGGTACTATCTTCGGGATTGTAGAAATACCACTCATTCACACCGACGGACTCGAACGCGGATTGTGTCAAGTCAAGATACCGGCCGAAGTGGATATTCGACCCTGAGATACGGACGTTAACCCCGTCGCCAAAGCCCTTAGGCGGGGAAATGTCGTTGCCATTCACTGACTGCATACCGGGCCACCGTGGGGACAAATGCGCGTTGAATGAATGAACGCTGACCTGCGTCGTCGTTGGCGGCTTGGACCTTTACTCGAAACTCTCGCATCTCGTCTAGGTCGAACGGCGTTCCGTCGCGGTTTTCTCTCCGGGGTGTTCGATACCTGAATCTTGGTAGTACAGGGTGACGTTCCACTTTTCGCCGTACTTCTCGAAACTGGAATCTTGAGAACCGCCACCGGCCTTAATGCGGCTGTCGGAAGCGAAGAACGGTTTTAGGCCGTGTTCGTTGAACAGTACGTTCGCATCGAATTCATGGCACTGTGGTTGCACGCACTGGACTGATTCGCTTGTGTCGTTGTCGTCTGATCTCATTGGTTTGCCGGAACCAATCAGATAAGAATTGTACCGTATCGCGTCCTAACCCTCGGATTTAAGGACTTGGCCGCTAAGAGTTAGTTGGCGGATCGGTACTGATCGCGGTGATAGGGTTCCAATCTACGCACCGCGATATTTTCTTACCTGCTTACCTATCGGTATATCCCGGGAAGCATATAATTATATGGGTTCCTCTATATCATCGAAACGCAATGTCAAAAATGAAAATGGACGCAGTTGATGCGTCTTTGTTGGTACTTAATACCATGTCGGCGTTCCTGATCGTCGGCATTGGTAAGTTCGACTTGTTCGGCGTTGATTTCGCTGCAACCCTGTTTTCGCCGGCTGGCTTCGGCCTGTCGACGGCGTGGGGTAGTGGATACGCGGCAATTACCACAACGATTCTTACAAACGACAACGCGGAACTGAGTTCGCTGGGAAACGACATCAAGAACTTAGGTAGCTATTACATGATCGCGGCGGCCGCGACGCTGTTACTCCCGATCGCGTTATTGTCTTCCCTGATACCATCGGCTCATTTTTCAAATCGGCTGATCTCTGGGGTCTGGTCTACGTCGTTGTCCTCACTTCGGGACAGGCTGCTCTGGGGTGGATGCTATAATGGGGTCTGTTTTTGATGGAGAGGACACGATCGCGGGAATCCTCTGGATTTTGGTTTCGCTCGGCGCAATTAATTGGGGTCTGGTAGAATTTGTGGATCTAGATCTCGTGATGGAAGTGACAAACGCGGTCGGCGGGGCGACGGCGGCAACTATTCTGTACGGTCTGATCGCGTTCGGTGGCACTCTCACACTGCTGGATAAGACAGTCCGACGTTAGTC